ATGAGTGACTTCAATCCAACTGTATTTATTTCATATAGCTGGTCTTGTGAAGATCATGAGAGCTGGGTGTTAGAACTGGCTGAGTCTTTGTTGAGGGATGGGGTAGATGTTAAGCTTGATAAGTGGGATTTAAAAGAAGGGCATGATTTAAATCATTTTATGGAATCTATGGTTCGCGACCCTAGTATAACTAAGGTGATTATTGTATTCGACAAGAAATATGTTGACAGAGCTAATGATAAGAAAGGTGGGGTGGGCACTGAAACCCAGATAATTTCTAATGAGGTGTATGGCTCCGTTGATCAAAATAAATTTGTAGGGGTCGTTAGGGAAAGGGATGAAGAGGGAGAAGCCTTCGTTCCGATATATTACAGGGGGAGGAAGTATATCGATTTAAGTGATGATTCATCATACCATGCACAATATGAGATATTGCTTAGGTGGGTGTACAATCAACCTCTCTACGATAAGCCAAAGCTTGGAGTTAAACCAGCCTTTCTTGATGATAGTAGTAATCGCATAGATGCTGCCACGGCTTCGGCCTATAGAGCCTTGTTGATTCTATTAAAAAAAATAATCCCAACGCAGGATCCCTGGCAAAATCGTACATTGATTCAGTTCTTCTAGAACTGCCTAAATATACAGTTGAGAAAGAAGAGGATGCTCTTGTTGATGATGTTGTGGTAAAAACAATTGAGGACTTTTTGCCGCTAAGAAATCAATTATTGGATTTATTTTTTAATATCTCTAGGTTTATGCCTAGCCCGGAAGTTGTTAAGTCGGTTCATTCTCTTTTTGAGCGCCTCATACCTTTTTGTGAGCCTGGGCGAAACACATCTTCATATACAGAAGGTCAGTTCGATAATTTTCGGTTCTTTGCTTACGAACTTCTCCTTTACTTCGTTGCCATCATGGTTAGAGAGGAAAGGTTCAATGAGCTGGGTGATTTCTTGAAGAAGGATTATTACTCCGATTCATTGCTTGGTTTTGGCCAATATGACTCTCCAATTGTTGATTATACATTTTTTTTCAGTGATTTTAAGTCCTTGGAGTACAGGAACAGGAGGCTCAGCCTAAATAGAGCCTCTTTGCTCGCCGACTTGATCAAGGAGAGAGAGGAGTCAAGTTTTGTTTCTCACCGAGATTTAGTACAGGCTGATGTAATTCTTTACATCAGGTCAATTGTCAAGCAGCACAAAGGAGGGTTAAGTAGCCATTGGTATCCAATCAATATAATTTATTACGCCAATTCAATCAGCTGTCGTTTTGAAGCTTTTTTGAAAGCTAGAAATTTATCTTATTTTGATAAAATAAAAGTATTGTTCTTGGTTGAGTCAAAAGAACAGCTGCTGGCTCCTGGGTTGCATGAAAGTCTTTTGCGTGAAATTAGATTGCCCGGTGTTATTTTTGGAAAGCTTGATATTTTTACATTTTCGAATATAGGTGATTGGGCTACTGTTGACATGTAGATCACTAATAATGGGTTTTTATGTGTGGCCGCTATGCTTTTTATAGTCCTTACCCCAAGCTTTCAGCTTCCCTGCGCTTACCACTAGAGGAGGCCGGGGAGCTCCGGCCACGCTACAACGTGGCGCCGGGCACGTTTATCTCGGCGGTGTGCCGGGTAGCAGGTGACGAGCCCCTGGTACTGACCGATATGTGGTGGGGCTACCGGCCCCACTGGGCCGGAGCGAAGGCGCCGCAGCCCATCAACGCCACTGTCGAGAAGGTGGCTACCTCTCGCTATTTCCGCGGAGCGTTCGCCCACCACCGCTGCCTGATTCTCGCCAATGGGTGGTTTGAGTGGTTGGCCACTGATACCGGCAAACAGCCCCACTACCTGACCCGCACCGATCGTGAGCCGCTGGCTTTCGCCGGCATCTACGCCAAGCGCGAGGATGGCAACCTGGGCTGTGCGATCCTGACCGAGCCGGCGCGGGGCAGCGCTGCCGAGGTGCATGATCGTATGCCGCTGATCCTCGACGATGCCAGCCTCGAGCCATGGCTCGACCCTGACCTGACCGAGCGCGAGATGATCCGCCAGGTGGTGCGACACCTGGATGCTGGGCTTATCGAGCATTGGCCGGTGAGCCGTGCTGTGAACCGGCCTGGCAATGAGGGGGATTCGGGGTTGATCAATCCTGCGTAGTAACTGTGTAAGCTTTGGCCTACGACTTTGTAAGATATAGCTTACAAACACGACTCGCTTTTCTTACGCTGGACGATATCGTGGGTTAAATCGCTTTTCATTCAGATCGACTATTCTGATGGACAACGGGCTAGGGAGAGCCCTACAGGGAAAGCCGAGCAATGGAACGCTCATACTCAGGGAGGCTTGGGAAGGAAGCCCAAGGTTGATTTGCATACAGGGAAAGTTGAGATGCGCCCGGCCCCCAGTGGCCGGGTTTTTTTATGCGGCCAGCCCTGCTGTATTGCGTTCTTTGGTGGTTCTCCCGGCCGGAACAGTAGCCCATGCGAGGGATGCTGCGGTTTCGCGTTCTCTACGAGTTCGCCAAAATATCGCGTCTCATCGCGCCTGCCCTGGTTTCGAGCCAGGGCTTTTTTACGTGTTGGCAATAAGTGGTTCGTTCCATCCGTCTCTTTAGTTCATCCATCGTGTTCATCAGTTTCTGGCTCCACTGCCGGTCGGCGACGTTCCGATCAAACCGGGTACTCATGGATCACCGAGCGCACCACGCCCCACACTTGGCACTCAAGGTCAGCCAGCGGTATCCGCGCGTAGCGTGGGTTGCCCGAGCAGAGGAAGGGCTGGCCGCCGTGCCGCTCGTAGCGCTTCACGGTGATTTCGCCTTCCACCATGGCTACCAGAATATGACCAGGGCGAGGGTTCACGGAGCGATCAACTAGGAGAAGGTCGCCATCTTGGATTCCCAGAGGCCCCATGCTGTCGCCGGTGACTGTCATGAAGAACGTGGCCGAAGGCTTCTTCACCAAGCGCTCGTTCAGGTCGAGCGTGCGGCCTTCGTAGTCCTGGGCGGGCGAGGGGAAGCCGGATATCCCGGCACGGCCCAGGGCGAGTGGGTAGGGCAGCGCAAGGATGGCGGGGCAGGGTGTGCCGCAAGGATCGTGTCGGGTGTCATGGATTGGGCTCCTGTCGAAAGCTGGTGTTCTATACAGTATCCTCGGCATGACCGGCTACAGGCAAATGCTAATGGAGCCAGAGCCGTACAACCCGAAAAACGAGATGACACGAGGCAGGGGAATGCGAGTCAACTATCTGGGCCCGCTGTGCGCGGGCATTCATCCAGCAATGGAGGGGTACAACCTTGGGCAGTTTCCGCCCAGTTGTTACCTGGTCGAAGTGAGCGATGAGGCCGGCGTGAGCGGCCCGATCATGGAGGGTGACCTGCTGGTGGTGGATGAGGCGAAGACGGTCGGCCATGCCGACCTGGTGGTAGCCGAGTTCGAGGGTGAACAGAGGCTGTTCCGCACCCACCGAATCGGTGGCGCCTATCGGTTGCTGCACACCGTAGGGCCAAAGAATTCGATCATCGCTCGGGCCAGGGATCTGCGCGGTGTGGTGGTGAGCCAGGCGCGCCGGTATGCGATGTGAATGGCAGATTTCCTACAAAATGAGAGGCGATTGACCATATCGACGTTTTCGACTGGTTGGTAGGCTGAATCTGACGCTTCGCTATGCGGCAGGGACGGTCGCCAAGGAGGAAGAGAAGCGTTGCTAAGAGCCCCCGCTCAGGAAGAGCAGGGGCTTTTTCACATTGGGCATACGTGTTGAGCCTATGGCGAGAGCGTAAATTACTAGTGTGCTTGGATTGCTCTCCGAATTATACTACGCCTTGGTTTTGTCTTAGAGTTGAGGATAGACAGTGTTCAGCAAGCTATGGCGGAAAGCGGTCCACTTTGTGGATGATAAAAGCTTTGAATTAGGGATGGCTGTTCTGGTTGCTCTATTTGTCTGGGGGATTTTTCCAAAAGAGGTGGCTCCAAAAAAAGCAACTGATGTGGCGCCTAGCATGACAGAGATAGAATGGATTTCTGATGACATTAAGGCATTAAAAGTAGATTTTAATTTTTTCTATATTTACTACTCGAGTATTGCTGGAAAGAAAAACGTTAGCTGCATTTCTAAAGGTTATATGTCTGAGTTAGATTCGTCTGTTCAGGTTCGCGATATTCTTATTTCTCGCTATAGTAATTTGTGCAACATTTTTGGGGTGATAGAAGAGCAAGCAAATATTAATGCACGGCGCTTGATTTCTGGTGATATTCCTGATGCGGGTGAATTGCATCATTTTACACACCTAAAAAATGAAACCGAAAGTAGGATTGGTCCATTCTTTTCTCTTCCTGAGTGTCAGTACTATCAGGATCTTCTGGCAAGAGTGGGAGAGAAGGTAATAGTTTGCCGACCTTATAATATTTGGATGCAGGACTTATTGCTGCCAACTGCTTGAGCTATTGATACCCTGTATTTCTAGCTCTAGGATACTTGTGAAACCGCCGTTGCTTATCTCGTGGGCCACTTCGGTCACGATCCAGGCTTGGGCGTCGATCTCTTCCTTCCAACCGCGCAGCCTCACCGGGGTTTCCGGCATCAGTAGCGAGTTGCCTTCGGCGAGGGTGAGGCTGAATTGTGCCTGGCCGCGCTGGATCCGCTGCCATTCGGCGCGGGCGGCGGCCAGGGCGTCGGCTTCGCTGGCGTAGGTGGGTCGCAGGCGCTTGGGGTTGTCGTCGCTACCGGCGATTACTTCCTGTTGCTCGGCGGCGTCGGGGTCGTGCCAAGTGGCGACGGCGCCGCTGTAGCTGTTGCGGTCGGTGGCGGTGTAGCGGTGCTGGTCGCCGTCCTTGCGGGTGAGGGTGATGGCGGGGATCTCGATGCCGCTGGCGGTCATGGCCTGGCCGGCGGTGGTGAAAAGCAGCCGGGCGGCCTTGACGGTGGCGATGGCGTCGTAGCGCTCGGCCAGGCGGGTCAGGAAGTTGAGGTCGCTTTCCTCGGTCTGGTCGATATGCTCGATCAGGGCGCCCTTGAAGATCTCGCCGATGATTGGCTCCAGCTCATGGCGGCCGGCGATGGTGGCGACGATGTCTTCCAGGGTGAGGGCGTCCCAGCTTTGGGTCCGCTTGCCGGGCAGGCCTTCGCGCATGTCGGCGCTTCGGGCGCGGATGCTGACGGTGTCGGGGGCGCCGGTGTGCTCTACCTCGTCGACGATGTAGCTGCCGCGCTCGACCAGGCCTTCGTCTTCCCAGCCGATGGCCAGCTCCAGGGTGGCACCACGCGGGGGCAGCTCGAGGCGGCCGTCGTCGTCGGTCAGGCTGATGTCGAGCTGGTCGGCTTCCATGCCGCGCCGGTCGGTGAGGCGCAGGCTGATCAGCCTGGCATATAGCTCGGGGCTGAGGGTCTGGCCCTGCAGGCTGATGCGGTACCCAGGCCGACGGCTCATGCGAAGGCCCCGCGCACCAGGCGAAGGGCGGCGGCGTCGAGCACGCCGAGCCGCTCGCGGCGATCGTCGTCGATGCGCTGCAAGGTGATGTCGAATTCGATCTGGCTGGCGGCGCCGTCGCGGAAAAAGCGGCTCTTGCGCTCGTTGAGGCTTTCGATCACGTAGAGGCCGTAGTTGCGCCCGGTGCCTTCGATCAGCGGCCAGGCGCGGCCTTCGTTGGCCATGCGGCGCAGCTCGTCGAGGTTCTGCTGGCCGCCGGTGAATTCGGGCAGCAGGGTGCCGGTCAGGGTGATGGTGTCTTCCCCCGGGCCGAGGTATTGCCGGGAGGGGCGCGCCCCTACCCGGCTCTGGCTGGCGTGGCGCCAGTTGGTCTGGCGTTGCAGTTCCTGATAGGCGGCGGTGCTGAGCCCGAACACGAACATGCCATAGGCCATCATCATTGGTGCGTTCCTCAGTCGGTGTCGTAGAGTGCGCTGCGCTGGCGGGCGGCCATGCGGCTTTCGGCTTCGCGCAGGGCGTGCTGCACGCGGGCATCGACGAGCCGGGCCAGGGCTTGTTCGTCCATGCCTGGGGCGGCGTGGATCTCGATGTTGATACCGCCCTTGATGACCAGGCCGCCGCCGGAGGCGCTGGCCATGGGCGGGCGGTGGTCGATGGCTACGCCACCGCCGCCAGGGCCAGCCACGGCAACGCTGGCGGCTGCACCCAGGGCAAGGCCCGCCCCGGCTTGCTGCAGGCGCCTGGTGAAGGCGCTGACCTCTTTCAGCGGGCCGCGCTCGCTGCGCTGCAGGCCCTGCTCGTACCCTTCCATGGTGTTATCGCCCAGCGTGGCGAACACGCGAGACGGTGAGTTGATGCCCAGGCGGTCGGCGAACCAGCCGCGCACGGCGCTGGCGGTGTCGCCGATCTTGTCGCGTATCAGGTTCCAGCGTTCGTCGATGCCGTTGACCAGGCCTTCCATGAGGTTGCCGCCGAAATCGGCGAAGACGGTGGAGGGCGAGTTGATGCCGAGCCGGTCCTTGAACCAGCCGGTAACGCTGCCGGCCATGCTGCTGATGGTGTCCTTGAGGTTGTCCCACTTGGCGCTGAGGCCGCCGAGCAGGCCATCGATGATGAAGCCGCCGATCTCGCTGAAGCTGCGGGGCACGTCAATGCCCAGGGTGCTGAGGCCGGCGCTGATGCCGCGCCACAGCAGGCCGAGCGGTGACCAGTCGATCAGCACCTGGCTGATGGTGGCGATGCCGCCATCGAAAGCGGCCTTGATGCCGTCCCAGAGGTCACCGAACCAGGCGGTACTGGTGCCCCAGGCAGTGCGGAAGGCGGCCATGGGCGACCAGGTGACCAGGCCCTTGAGCCAGTCCCACAGGGCACCGGCGCGCTCCTTGATGCCTTCCCATAGGGCGCGGAACTTGGGCCCGATGGTCTCCCAGTTGCGCCACAGGTAGATCGCGCCGGCGGCGATGGCGGTTATCGCGCCGATGACCCAGCCGAGCGGGGTGGCCATGAAGGCAAGGCCCAGGGCCTTGATGCCGCCGATCAGCCCGGGCAGGGTGCCGGCCAGCATCGCCAGGGCGGCGCCGGCCTTGACCAGGGAGATACCGAACATGACGACGCTGAGGATCAGCTTGCTGGCGAACAGGCCGCCGAGGACGATGGCGAGGTTGTCGAAGCCGCCGACCATTTCCGCCGCGCGGCTGACGATATCGGCCAGGGTGCCGGCCAGGCGGGCGGCACCGCTGGCCAAGTCGATGATGATGGGAACCGCGGCCTTGAGGCGCTCGCCGAACTCCCGGGCGAATTCGCGGACCTTGTCGCTGTTCTCTTGCAGCCATCCTGACAGCTCGCGCATCAGGTCGGTAACGGCGGGCATCAGCTCGGCGCCGATGGTGTGGCGCATGCCGTTCATGCCGAGCTGGGCGTCGAGCATGGCGTCCTTGAAGTCTTCGGCGCCCCGGGCGGCTTCTTCAGAGAGCACACTACCGGTCAGGCGTGCCTGGCGGGCGTAGTCCGTCAGTCCGTCGCTGCCGTCCTTCAGCATGTTGAGCAGGTCGGCGCCGTTGTTGCCCAGCAGCTGGCTGGCCCAGGCGGCCCGTGTCGTATGGTCTTCGACTTCATTGAGCCGGTCGGCGACGATGCCGAGCGCCCGATCGGGGGTCATGCGGGCGAGATCCTGCGCGGACAGGCCGAGCTCTTCATAGGCCTTCTTTGCCGCGCCGGAGCCCTGGGCGGCAAGGCCGATGCGGCGAACGAAGCGCTGCATGCTGCCGTCCAGGGTGCCGGTGGCCACGCCGGAGCGCTCGGCGGCGTAGCGCAGCTCCTGCAGCTCGGTGGTGCCCATGCCAATGGCGTCGGCGGTCTTGGCGACATCATCGCCCAGGGTGGCGGTGCTGTTGGCCAGGCCGAAGATACTGCCGGCGGCGAGGGTGGCGCCGATGGTGAGGTTACGGGTGAAGCGCCGGGCCTCGCCGGTCATGTTGCGGAAGCGGCCGCTGACGTCGGCCTCGCCGAGGCGACGCAGGGCGGTCTGCTGGCGTTCGAGGCGGCGGTTGGTGATTTCGATCTGGCGGGCCAGGGCGGCGTTTTGCTCTTCGAAGCCCTTGGTGCCGCGAGTGCCGGCGGGCAGCTCGCGGGCCAGTTCGCGCACGCTGTTGCGCTGGGTCCGGTATTCGTGGCTGAGCTTGTCGACTTCACGCTGGGCGTTTTTCTGCTGCTGGGTCAGTCGTCGGGTGGGACCGGAGGTGCTTTCTAGCTGGCGGCTTATCTGGCGCAGCTCTTCGCGCTTGTCCATCAGGGCGCGGCGGGTGGCGTGGCTCTGGCGCGACATGTCGCGGAAGCCCTGCAGGCGCTTCTGCTGGTCGTTGAGGTTGCGCAGTTCGTTGCGGGTGTCGCGCATGGCGCGGCCGGCACCCTGGCTGCCCTGCAGGATCTGGCGAAGCGGCCCGGTGGCCTTGTTGATCGCGCTGAGTGTGACGCTCAGGTTGAGGTCTCTGGCCATCGGGGCTTCCTATCGCTTGGGCTTGGCTTCGTGCCGTTGGCGGGCGCGTTCGCGCCAGTCGATCAGTTCTTCCAGGGTCATGGGGTCCATGTCGGCGGGGGCCCAATGGAACACCATGGCGATATCTGCCATGGCGTCATCCACGTAGGCGGGCAGCGCTAGTCGTCCGTCTGTTCCGCCCGCTTCCCCAGCAAAAAACGTGAGAGCTTGCTCCCCAGCTGGACCAGGTCGGCGGGGTCGAGTTTGCGCAGCTCGGTTTCGGTCAGGGCGGGTTCGGTGATGCGGGGCAGCACCTTCTGCAGGCTCTGTGTTTCCATGCTGAGCAGATCGACCAGGGCCACACCGCGCAGGGCGCCCGACAGGGGCTTGCGGATGGTGACCTCGGTGACGGTCTGCTTGCCGCGCTGGATTGGGGTGTCGAGCGTGACCGTCTCGCTGGGGATGGCGGGCAGTTCGGCGGCCGGGGTGGCTTGCTCGGCGGCGTCTTGGGTCTTGGTTTCCATGGTCTCTCCTGGCGTTCAGGCCGCCGGGGCGGCCGGGTGTCGGTATGGGGGTTGGGTTACAGGCCGAGGTTCTGGCGGCGCTCGGCGTAGCGGTCTTCGCCGCGCACGCGGAAGACGAAGCCGGGCACGTCGCGTTCGATGATCTCTTCGCCGTCCACGGTGAGCTTGAAATAGCTGAGGGTGGTGGTGACGCTGATCTGGTTGTTGTCGCCCTTGCTGGCGTCGCCCAGGGCGATGGTCTTGTGGCGGCCGCGCATGACGATCTCGACGGGGGTGGTCTCGCCGGTTTCGTCGCTTTCATAGCTGCCGGTCATGCGCAGCAAGGCGGCGTCGTGGACCGGTGAGCCGAACGAGTCGAAGATCTCGACGATCATGCCGCCGGCGGTCCACTCGAACTCCTGCAGGGCGCCGCCCTGGTCCACTTCGATGGGGCCATCCATGCCGCCGCCTTCGTACTCGACCATTCGGCGGGCCATTTCCGGCAGGGTGAGTTCGGGAATCATGCCCTGCCAGTTGTTGCCGTCTCCGAAGAGGTTGAAGTCTTTCAGGATCTTGGGAAGCATCTGTCACTCCTTAGGGTTTCCCGGTGCTGAACCGGCGTTCGGTTCAGGCGGCGGCAACGCGGTCGGCGAAGTCGACGAGATAGCGGTCGGTGATGCGCTGCTGGAACATCAGGTTTTCCAGGGGCGGTACCGGCGTGTAGTCGTAGTCGATGTACAACTTGCCCGACTTGAGCACCTCGGGGCTGTTGAGCTCGGCGTCGAACCAGGCCGAGCCGCCGAGCAGGTAGCCGCGGCGGATCCACTCGCGGAACTTGGCGTTGATGCCTTCGATGATGTCCTTGACCAGGCTGGGGTGCATGGGCAGGTCGACGGCCCACAGGTGCGCCTCGGCGATGGTGTCGGCGATGATCTGCGCGGTGCGGGTGTAGTTCTCGAAGGCGAACAGCGGGTCGATGGAGCAGGTGCGCGAGCCCCAGAAGCGATAGCCGCCACGGTGGATGATGGTGGTGACTTCGTTGGCGTTGAGGTAGCCGGCGTCGGTGTTGGGGTCCTGCAGATCCCAGAACACGTCTTGCGAAATGCCGGTCACGCCGTTGACGGGCATGTTGGAGATCGTCTTGTGCCAGCCGATGACGTTGTCGAGCTTGGCGCGCATGCCCAGGGCCCGGGCCACGGCGGAGAGCTTGCGGGTGGCGCTGCTGGCGGTGTCCCAGCCGGTGAATTCCGGCCAGATGACCATGACTTCGCGGGCGCCAAAGTTCTCGCGGTAGGCGGCCGCCTCCTCTTTGGTCTTGCTGCCCCGGGCGAAGGCGTAGACGAAGCCGCGCAGCTGCTGGGCGATGCCGATCATGGCGGTGGTGACGTCCTCGTCATCCAGTTCGGGGGCGCCGAGCACGCGGGGCTTGACGCCGAAGCGCTGTTCGGCGGCAAGCAGGGCCTGCATGCCCAGCTTCTTACCTTCGGCGCTGACGCCACCGATCACGTTCGATTTCGTCTCTTCGGCATCGGCCCCTTCGGTGACTCGGACCACAACCACCATGGTCTTGGCCTGGTCGACGATGGCCGCCAGTGAGCGTGCCAGGGTGCCTTCGCTGCCGGCGCGGCCCTGGGCGGCGTAGAGGTCGGTAACCAGTACCGGGGTATCCAGGGGGAAGGGTTCGTCTTCGCCACCGGCGAGGCTGGTGTAAGCCTGGGCGTTGACGACGCCGGCGCCGGTCTCGGTTCCCGGCAGAGCAGCGTCGAGCAGCTCGGCGGCCTCGGGCGCATCATTCACGGCCGTGACGATCTCGCCGGCGGTGGTGATGATCTCGCCGTCTGTGTCGGTGGCCAGGGTCACGGTAACGTCGGTGTCGTTGACGCTGACCGCAAGGCTGGCCGACTCGACGGCCGGATCGACGTAGCGCACGCGCAGGGCGTTGCCGTCGGTACCGGTTTCGGTGGCGGTGAAGGTGACGCCGGTATTGGCGGCGGCAAAAGTGATGGTGGTGAATGCGGCGACGCCGGCGGCGGCATCGGGCGCGGTGGCCACCAGGCCGATCACCGCCGTGGCGACGGTACGAATCGGCCGGGTGCCTTCGTTGATCTCGATGACACGGATGCCGTGATGATAATCGGGCATGTTCAGCTCCAGGCGGTGAGGTTCGGCAAAGCAGGTGCAATGCCGTCATGCTTGCCCGGGCGGGCGCGAGTCTCTAGCGGTGGTGGTTGTGGATCGGCTGGGTACAACGGCGGGTGGTGGAGGGGCAGTGGAGGCGGGTAACGAAACAGCCCGCCGGGTGGCGGGCTGGGGGTGTCAGAAGTGAAGCGGCCAATATGGCCAAATGTTCGTGGCTAGTTCGATCAGCCTGTTCAACAGGTCGATCATCAGGATCACCAGTTCGAGGCGCATCATGGAGCCACCCCTTGGGCAGCTTTCACCCTGTCGCGTCGATGGTGGTTAGAAATGAGCCATTGGCAGGCGGCTCGGCCTGATTTAGGATAGGTCATGCAGTAGTCCCGTGTTGAAGGCGCGTCAACGCCTGATTCACTAGAAGCCCTGGTCCCCTCGACCGGGGCTTCTCTCGTTCCGTGGTCTATTAACAACGACTTTATCGGTTGGATCAAGCACCAGATGTAGAGGATATTTCCAACGCTACCCCTTGTATTGCGCTAACTATCTGATCCCTAAACGGCGCGCAAGTTTATGCAGATTACTGGGATCGACACCCAGTCGATGTCGGTGGTTTGCGGTGAACTTGATATTGACGACTCCTTCCTTCCTCAATCCTCAACCATAAGCCCCAGCTCGGTGTCACCCTCGATCAACAGCCGGCGCTGAAAGAACAGGGCGCCGGGGTCCTCGCGCCGGGTGGCCAGACAGAGGAACTCTTGTCAGCTGCCTCGGATGCTTGCTTCACCGGGCTCGAGGCTCAGCAATAGCCGCTGTTTTCTAAGATCAGGGTCACCAAGACGCCTAGGTCATCCACATTCAACGTGATACGCAGACCTTCCAGGGCGTCGAACTCTCCCTCTTCCAGGGGCTCGGTAAAGGTGCGGTTGAGCACCGGCTCGATCACGTTCCGCTTCAGTGTCAGGTGGACCCGGGCGTCGATGGCATGGATCAAGCGGGACGGGGCGGGTGAACGCGACAGAGGTGGCAGGGGCAACGGAAGCATTGCTACTCTCCACCGGGATCGAACCGGTGAGCAGGGCTGCGGCCATGGCGACCGACGAAACGTTTATCCTAGGGACTTGGTCGCAGAGATGCAGTGCTGTGTGTCAAGCCCAACCAGCTGATCACCGCCGTGGCGACGGTGCGAATCGGCCGGGTGCCTTCGTTGATCTCGATGACACGGATGCCGTGATGATAACTGGGCATTGTTCAGCTCCAGGCGATGAGATTTGGCAGAGCAGGTACAATGCCCCCATGCTTGCCCAGGCGGGCACGAGTCACTAGCGCTGGTGGTTGTGGATCGGCTGGGTAGAACAGCGGGCAGTGGAGGGGGTAACGAAATATCTGATCAAGCTGGGTGATTAGGTATTGTTAAGACAAGCTCAATAATCTCTTGATTTTATTTTGAATTAAAATGGATGGTGGGAATGAATTATACTGACATGTTGATTGATTTTTATGGCGAGAAGGAAAAAAAAGCAGAACTGCGTGAGTTTTTTAAAGGCTGGGGTGGAGTCACAAAAAAAGAATATGAAAGCCTTGCCTCGGTAAGAAAATTTCAGAAAGAAATGGGTTTTAAGGCTAGTTTGAAAAGGCATTATATTTTCGAAAAGCTGCACGGTGAGTCATCTAAATTTTGCCTGATGTCGAGCGATTGGAGATCGGAAGTAATTAGTTGCTTTAATGATATGGAGTTTATTGAGTATTACTGTGACAAAAATTTATACGACATTATTGTTCGCACTGCACAAAAACCAGTAACTAGGCTGCGCTGCGTTACAGCTTCGTTATACGACGAGAAATATAATTCTCTTGAGCTTGAGCAAATTGGCTCCATTCTCGAGGTGGATCGCGAATATATTCTTAAGACGAGCAGAACTGCCAACGGAAAAGGTGTGCTTAAAGTTAAGGCACATGACTCATTTTTAACGTATGGTGATAATAAGGTTTTTTATTGTGATCTAGTTGAAAAATTTGGGAATGACTTCCTTGTTCAGGATGTTATCAAGCAGCATAGTTTAATATCCAATATACATCCAGAATCTGTAAACTCTCTTAGAATGGTTACTCTAAGATGGCAGGGAGAGATTCATTTTGTTATGGCTTTTCTACGAGTTGGAGCGGAAGGGCGAGCGAACGATAATGCAGGTACAGGAGGATTATGTGTAGGTGTAAGTGATAATGGAAAGCTTGATAATTTTGCTATTGACAAAGCCCTGAATTGTATCAGTATTCACCCAACAACAGGTTATGATTTTAGGCGTCCGGTAACCATACCCAATTACGAAACCTTTAAAAGCTTTGTGATAAATCTTCATCAGGACATACCTCATCATGATTTTGTAAGCTGGGATGTTGCCATCGGCGATGACGGCTTGCCTGTTTTTATTGAGCACAATTTTAGAGGCGCTTTGTGGTTATATCAGCTGGTTACAGGCTTGCCCTTATTTAGACAATTTTCACAAGAGATTGTGGACTATCTGCGTGATCAAAAAAACAATCCAAGTGGTCGTTATTTGCAAAGCATTAACTATAAGCGCATGCAGGTAAGCAATAAAAAAAGCAAAAAAACCATAGAGGCTCGCATGAGAAAATTTGCATCAAAAATCAAAAGTATGGTTAAGAATAGGTTGAGCCGAGCTCTCTATGGACAGGCGTTTGCAAGACGCAAAAATGAAAAAAATTAGAAGGTGTGAGATTGCGGCTAATTTAACCTGATTTGGGTTTATGGCTTGCCGTTAGTACATGTGGTGTGGTAATGGCAGTTTAATGAGTCCAATAAATGATATGGCAGGTATTCTGGATGCATGTCCATATTAGTGTTTTTTGTTGCCTCTCTTGGGGTTGTAATAGCTGCATATGGTGACATTGTTTTTCAGGGTCCGATAGCTAATTCTTCATGCTGTGTTACTGGATAAGCCCTCCGTGAGGCGGGCTTAGAAAATGACATCCATTTAGCTGCCTGGTGGATTTCACGGACTACCACTCCAAATTCTCGATTCCATTCCAATCCTCGTTCTTCAACGCCATGTCGATAGCGTCTTTTCTATGCCAACTACGCCGATAGATCGCTTTGATGTGTGCCGAGGCAGCGTTGGTCAGGTCGATGGCCTGCTGTGGCGTCAGGAAGCGGTTGACGTTGCTCAGCCCTCGAAACTCAATGACCGGATCGGTGACGCCGGCGGCGTGCAGTTCACGGGCCTCGATGGCGATACCTAGCAGGTTGGTCTGATCCTGGGGTCGGGTTTGTACGACGTCAGTCTCGCCAGCGATGTTGTAATTTAGGCCGGCGGCAAGGGCGTCATCGCGGGCGTTATCGATGGCTGTGCGCTTCCGGCCGGCGAGGGCAGGCAGCGCAGCGGCGGGAACCTCCCAGCCTACATGCACGACACCGTCAATTCGCGGGACGTGGTGAGGACTGGGCCGATCTGATTTCATTACCACCATATCTTCGGTAATCAAATGATCTTGTGATCCATCTGATTCTAATGCGTATATTTGATGATTTTTAATATAATGTTTCATTAGCGCAACTCCGACCATGTGATTATACCCCCAGAAACAAGCCTGTACTGGTGTCCATCTGGAACCTGAAAGTTGTTTGGCACACCTCCTTGGCTAGATCGAAAACCAACTGCTACCCAATCATTACCGTTTTTTGAAACTTGGGCTGCATCGTGAACTGCGCTGCTGCCGGTAGTAAGGAACACGTAAACAGAAATTATTCTCCCAGTCGTATTCGTGTATATTGTATTATTGCTTCTTTCGGATGTTACATCTTTCCAGCGCTGGCCTCCTCTTCCATACCCAGCTTCCTCGTTCATCTTATTTTCAGACAACAATTCAAGTGCATGCTGCACGTTCTCCGCGCCTGCGATTCCACCAGACTCGCTGCTTAAGCCGATCTGTTGCGCGCCATGCGCCACTTCCTTCTCTACGTGCTCATCTATGGCCGCCTTGACGCCCGCTGGGTGACTGGCGCGGTTGGTGGCGGTGCCCTCGCGGGTCTGTTCGCTGGTGGCCAGTTGCAGCATGCCCTGTTTGGTTGTGGTGGCGGCCGGGTGGTCGCGGCCTTCCTCGTGCTCCTGCAGCGCTTGGGCTGCCTCCTGGGCGGTGGCTTCAGCTTTCTGGTCAGCATACTGCCGGGTAGCGAGCACGACAGCCGGATCCACCTTGAGCGTAACGGCGGCGGTGTCGCTGACCTGGAGCACCATGCGCACGGTCTGGGTGCGACCGCTGCCCTCGTCGAGGGTGGGCTTGTAGGTCTCGGGGTAGTTGCCGTAGGCGATGAGGTCGCCGGCGGTGTCGAATACGCCGATCTCGCGGATTGTCCAGCCGCCGACGTCGGGCGGGATGACCTGCTCGAGCACGATCCAGTTGGGGTTTTCGGGGTCGACGTCAGACAGGTTGATCTGGGCACGACGCACCTCGTTGACCAGGGCCTCGCGGTCGCTGTCCGGCGTGGGCATGCTGCCGCCACCGTCGCCCACGGCCAGGTGGGTGATCTCGATGGTTTCACCCAGGGCCACGGCGTTGGCGAGTTTGGCCTGGCCGATGGTCGTGAGCAGCGTATAGAACTGGGCCATGCGGCGGCCTCCTTATGCTGTTTGCGGGTAGACGGTGGCGGTGTCGATGACGTCGAGGCCGATGCCGACAAAGAACGGCCCGGTAACCTGGGTGTCGCCAGCCTCGTAGGGGTAGACGGTGGTGTCATCACCGCCGTAGCTGACAGCCCCGATATAGAACTTGCCGCGGCTTTCGCCGAGCAGATCCAGGCCGGTGACGTGGCGGGTGAGCGGTTTGGCGTCGTCGATCAGCCGGGTAAGCTCCATGTACATGGCATCGTCGATGCCGGTGTCGAGCACGCCGATGCGCAGGGCGAAAGTTCCTCGCGGCCCCTCGGGCTCGGTTTCCCACCACTCGGTCACCCTGATCAGGTAGCCCAGTGGCTCGACCACGCGGCGCAGGGCGGCGATGGTGCCTTTCTTGCGATGGACGAAAAACGAGGTGGCGATGACTTCCCGCTTTGCGGCATTGCTCCATGCCGGGTCCCAGCGGTCCACTGAGAACGCCCAGGCGAGATAGGGCAGCAGGCGGGCGGGGCAGGTGTGCGGGTTCCAGAGTTGGCGCAGCAGCACCGGCACGCGCTGGATCTCGGCCAGGGCCTCGGCGGCGGCTCGCTCCAGGGGGGTACCGTTGGGCGGCAGCAGCGGGCTGCGGTTCTCACTCATCGCTGCCCCCGATCCCTACGCTGGTGGCGGTGCAGTGGGCGGCCTGGGTTTCGTCGAGCACGACGTCGGCGGCCGGGGCGGTGAGTTCGACGCGCTGCACGCCCTCGACGTGCAGCGCGGCATGAATGGCTGATATGCGAATGTCTCGGCCAAGGCGACGTTGCTCGCTGATGTAGCGCTCGAGCGAGGCCTCGGCGGCGTCGAGGACAGGCTCCTGCTCGGGCCCGGGGTAGATGTAGAGGGTGGCATCGATGCTGTACTCGACGATCTCCGCCGACTGGACTGTCAGGCGGTCGCCGACCGGGCGAATGTCTTCGGCGGATAGCACAGCCGTGACGATGTCGATCAGCTCCTGGCTGGCGTTACCGTCGCCCTCGGTGGATAGCAGAGTGACCAGGGCCTCGGCGGGCTCGGGGCTGATGGCAGTGGCGTCGGCAATGCGGCCGTCGGCGCTGCGGGCGTGGAATTCATAGGCGCCGCGGGGGCCGGCGACGCTGAGCCCTTCCCATGCCTGCTGGGCGCGTATCCGAAGATCGTCGTTGCTCTCGTAAGTGGGCGGTACCGGCGGGGTGGCGTTGGGGTCGCCCTCGTCGATCACCAGGCGCTCGACCTCGAAGTTGGCGACCAGGTTGTCGAGGTCCTCGTCTCGACTGTGCGCGAGCATGACCGCCCGGGCCGCTTCGTTGACCCGCTGTCGCCAGATCAATTCGCGGTAGGCGTTTTCCTGCAGCAGCTTGGTGAGGGGCTCGGACTCCAGGGCCAGGGTGGCCTCGACCTCGTCGCGGCGGCTGGCTGGCACCAGGTCGATCAGGGCGGCGCGGCGCTCAGCGAATACGGCTTCGTAGTCGAGGGGCTCGACCACGTTGGGCGCGGGCAGCTGGGATAGGTCGATGGTGCCGGTCATGTGATGGGCACCTCGAGCTGTATCGGCTGAGCCTCTCCACTACCCCCGCGGGTCTGGCCGTCGATCTCAAGCACGGCGGTGCCGGGGTGGTCGGCGCTGACGCTGCGGCGGATGGCGGTGACGTTGATGCGGGGCTCCCAGCGAAGCAGGGCGATGACGGTGGCGGCGTAGGCCTGGAGCAGCGTGGCGTCATGCAACGGCTGGTCAATCAGGTCGGGCAGGAGACTGCCGTAGTCGCGGCGCATGACACGCGAGCCGATGGGCGTGGTGAGAATGTCGCGCACGCTCTGGCGGATATGCTCGAGGCCATCCAGGGGCTGACCGGTATGGGCGTTCATGCCTGCCATCTACTCGACTCCATAGGTGCCGGCGGAGCTGCCGGAGGTTACCGGCACTTCGGCGTTGCTCTGAACCTCGTCGACCACGGCGTTGGCGATGGCCTCGGCCATGCGATTCACCCAGGAGTGTTCACCGGTAGCGGTGGCACCCTGGGCGGCCATCTCGCTGACGATGCGGCTCTTGAGCTGCGCCTTGCTGAGTGCCATCTATTTGCCCGCCGTGACTGTGCTGGACCCGTCGCCGTGCGGGTTGCCGGTGAAATGGCAGATGTGCCCCGTGGTGACGACAGGATCACCGCCGTTGTGCCGGATGCTGGGGGCTTCGACGGTGACTTCGCCGGTGGCCTTGACTTCGATAGGGCCGACGCAGTCGATCAGAAGGCGGTTTGCTTCGTGGTCGTACTCGATGTGGGTGCCGTCGGGTAGCCAGCGGCCTATCACGTTGGGATTGCTCGAAGGGGCGGGGTGGGCTTGCTGGTAAAGGGCCAGCATGACGAAGCCCGCGGAAAGGTCACCGCCAGGCGATATCACGACGACCTGTTCACCGACGGTGGGTGGGTTCCAGGTGCGCGAGGTGCCGGCGCGGCTTTCGATCCAGGGCAACCAGCCGGTGAGCAGACCGCCGGCCTTCACACGCACCCGCGCGGCGGCGTGATCCACCTCGGCGATGGTGCCCAGGCGGATCAGGTTGTGAATCAGTCGAAGTAGTTCGGCGGCGTTGTTCATGCCGCCATGCTTGCCCGGGCGGGCGCGAGTCTCTAGCGGTGGCGGTTGTGGATCGGCCGGTTACAACGCAGGGGCGAAAAACGGATCAGGTCAGGTGGTCGATCAGGCTGTCGCGGATGCGCGTCTGATCGCCGCGGGTCAGGCCCAGCAGTTCACGCTGCGGGTAGTTGTGGCGGGGGCCGCCGGGCTGGACGCGGGCGCGAAGGCCGTATTGGTGCACCCGGGCGATGCGGGCCACGCGGCCAACGAAGCCGACCTGGGCGCCGGCGGCGGTGACGCGGGCCTTGATGAATTTGGCGGTACGCAACTTGCTGAACATGGCGCGGCGTCTGATGCCGCCGGCCTGGCCTCGCAGGGCGGCGCGAGGCTCGTAGCGGGAGCCGTCGGGGTTCTGCTGGGCCTTGATGCGTTCGCGCTGGCTGATGCGCAGGTCGCGGGCGACCTCTCGGGCGAGCACGCGGCGCTGGCTGGCGGTGAGCTTTTCAATCAGCGGTGCGACCCATGATTCGAGGGCCTGCAGATCGGGGTCACTCATCGGTGGGGGACTCCCACGCACTGGCTTCTTGGAACTCGGCGTCACCGGGGCCTTTGACGTTCAGCGACCAGGAGGTAGCCGGGCATGCCTCTATCGGGTAGGCCGGCATGCGGTGTTCGGCGTTGATCTTGCCGGCGTCGCAGTCCACCAGGGCGACGACGCGTTCGGTCAGCCGCACGGTAAGCGCCAGGTCCCAGGCTTCATTGCTGAGGATCTCGGCCTCGAGGCTGACGGCTTCGTCTGGGTCGAGGTCGGGCTGGTAGCGGCTGAGCCACTGCAGCAGGGGGATCATCAGGGTGTCGAGTGAGCCGGTATAGTCGGTGATGACGATCTGGGCATCGACGCGGTATTCATGGCTGAGGTGCTGGCCGCGCGCGAAGGCGATGCGGCCATCCTGCACGAAGGTCAGCAGTTTTTCAGGACCTCGCCGGAGCTCTGGCACGGCGTCGATCAGGTGTTGGCGGAGGGCCTGGAGCTTGATCATCGGCCGAGCTCATCCAAGAAGCCGCGGGGCTTGCCCTTGAGCTGGCCGACGATCTTCTCGCCGGTGCGGCCGGCGATATAGCCGCCGACGCCGAGCGTCATCAGGTTCCACAGTGCCTCGGGCAGCTCGAGCTGCAGGCCGATGCCGAACATGGCACCCAGGTAGGGGGCGAGCAGGTAGTTGTTGGCGACAATGGCGACGATGACCAGCATCAGGATGGGGCGCCAGTTGCGCTGCAGCCAGCTCTCGCCGGCGGCCTCGGCCAGCAGCACCTTCATCTGGGCCTGCAGGTTGGCGTCCTGCTGGTCGATCAACCGGCGCTGCAGCTCGGCCTTGAGCCGGTTGGCTTCGTCCTTGTCGGTCACGGCCTTGTCGATGACATCGAAGATGGGGCCGGCAACGGTGCCGAGGATGTTCTGGATCAGGTTCATGCGGCGAGCTCCAGGGCGGTGGCATGGCGCCGGAAGGCGGCGGCCAGCTTGGTGTCGTAGTCGTTCCTCTCGAAGGCGGGGCCGTTGTAGCGCCGGGCGAAGTCGCGCCAGTCGTGGCGGCGCAGGCTGCGATGCAGGGCGGTGTCGGCTTCGATGAAGCGGATGAAGGCCTCGAGCTGGCGGGACTCGCTGTGGCGCATGGCATCGAGCCAGGCCAAAGCGCTGACGTAGCCGAGGCGCTCCCAGTGGAAGCCCATGATCTGGAACAGGCCCCAGCTGGCCGACTCGATGGCAGCCTGGTGGTGCAGGTAGCGGGCCTTGTCGAGGCGGTCGTGCTCCCGGTGGCCGCCGATGTAGCCGCCGGGGCTGCGGTTGATCAGGCTGGGGTGGCTGCGCTCGAGTTCGGTGGGGTTGACGCCATGATGCTCGAGACGGCGACGCATGATGTGGCGCTCGAACAGTATCACCGGCTCGCCGTTGCGCGGGCCACCGTGGTGAAAGCCGACGCCGCGCGATTCCACCTCATTGATGGCCATGATGGCGGCGAGATCGACATCGAGGGTGTCGGCGGCGTTGACCAGGTCGATCTGACCCAGCGCGCGGGCATCGTCGCCCTGGATGAGGGCGCGACGTGTCTTACGGCCGACCACGCCGTCGACGACGAGGCCGTGGGCGCGCTGGAACTTGCGCACGGCCCATTCGGTGGCGGGGCCGAAGATGCCGTCGGGCTCCAGGCTGGCTCCGTGGCGATTGAGGTCGCGCTGAACGGCTTCGACGGCATAGCCGGTATGGCCGTGGCGTAGCAGGGTCATGGCAGGCGTTCCTCCAGGTCACTGACGCGCTCGTTGAGCCGTCGCACGTCGTTCTTCAGGCCACCGATCTCGCGATCGGCATCGCTCTTGCGGTAGTAGAGGTTGCTCCAGTCGCGCAGCTCGCCTCGCAGTTCGTTGATCAGTTGCCCCTGGTAGGCCAGGCGCTCCTGGAGCACGGCGGTGTTCTTGCCCAGGTTGACGAGCTCGAGACCCGCCCAGGCGAGCAGGGCGACGAGGATGATCTGGATACCGGTTTGAATGTGGCGTTCGAGCATGGTCTGGGTTCCGTGGGGCCGGGGCATGCAGGTCCTTGTCAGCTCCAGAGGTTGATGATGTCGCGGCGCGCTGGCTGCGGTGCGGCGGCGGGTAGCGTGACCGGTGTTCCCTGCGGCAGGATCGGGCCCAGCTCGGCCAGGCCTGGGTTTAGCTGCAGGGCCTGTTCGGTGACGTCTGACGTGGCACCGAGCACCCGCTGGCAAATGCTGTCGAGGGTCTCGCCCTGCTGGGCGCGAACCGTGACCGTCATATCAGCTCGACCGTGGTGTGATTGCGGCCGGTGATTTCCGACACTGCCCACCGGGCGTCGCGGCGGTACTCGTCGGCAGCGGCGGCCTTGGCTTCGCCGCGGTCGTCGCCTTCGCCGGTGGCGGAGATCTCGCGGTAGCGCTCGAGCAAGGTGGCGTGTGCCGTGGCGTAAACGGCGCGCTTGTACAGAAGCGGGTAGACGTTGGGCGGCAGCCAGCTGGGCGGCGAGACATCGCCAATCGATTCGGCGCCGTCGTCGGCCTGCTCTTGCTGCCAGGTCGCGAGCTGTCGGTTGATATCGGCCATAGCCACCTGAAGCGCATGAACGGCTCGCTCGCTGGTGACGTTGCTGTCGAGGCGCTCGACCAGGCGGAAGTCTGCGGGGCTGACCGCGGGCCAGAAGCCGTTGTTCTCGATGTCGGTGGCCGGTGGATCTTCGGTGCCGTAGCCGGCGGCGATCAGTGACATGGTGGCCTCTCAAAAACGGGGGTGGGCCGGGCATCGAGCCAGGAGAGAGCTACCGCTCTAGCCCGGCGCCCCCGTGACGTCGGCGTGCGACTCGGTGGCAGCGGTCAGGCCTTGTTGCTGGTGGCCTGGCCGCTTGCGTTCTGCTGCTTGAGCTCGCGTTCGAGCTTCTCGATGTCTTTCTTGACGCCGACCCGGTCATTGAGCTGCAGGGCGCGCTGCAGGTGGGTCAGCGCTTCGGCGTGCTGCTCGCCCTTGGCGCGGTAGGCGTGGCCCAAGGCCTTGTGCAGCTTGGCGCGGATCTGGTCGTGCATATCCGCTTCGTGGACCAGGGCTTCGGCCTCGACCAGGTGCATGACGAGACGGGCGGCCAGGTCCTGATCGGCGGCATCATCGTCGGTGGCTTCCAGCTGCTTGAGGGCCTCGTCGGCGACCTGTTCGGCAACGATCGAGGCGGTGTCACGCTCGAAGCGGTCGGGGGTGTCGAGCTTGTGCTGCATCGCATAGCGGGCGATGGCCAGGCCGCCGGCGAGGTCGCCGATGTCAAAGCGCCACAGCATGACGGTCATCAGCACATCGTCTTGAGCGCCCTTGCCGCCATCGAGCACGCCGGCGATGTAGGCGTCGAACTCGGGCAGCAGCTCGCGCTTTTTCTCGATCTTGGCCTCGATGGACTTGATGCCCTTGAGGGTACGCCGCGCCTCCCAGAGCGCGGCGGCGAAGATCTCGTATTGCTCGCCGGTCTGGGGCCGGCCGGCAAGTGCGTCACCGGCTGCTAGGGCGGTGGTGACGCGCTGGTAGTGCTTACGGGCTGGGCTTAGCATCCAAGGCTCCTTATTCGGCCGGCTCGAGCAGCTCGATGTTCTCGACCAGGCAGCCGAACCCGTAATCCTCGACGACGTAGGCGTCGTTGCTGGATTCGTAGTTCTCGACCCGCTTGCGCTTGGGGTTGTCGACGATGCTGCGGCGCCGGCTACCCAGCTGCCAGTACATGGAGAGGTTCTGCAGGCTGGTGACGAAGATCTTTCCATCGGGCACGAAGGGCGCGCGGACGGCCTGCAGGCCGCCGACGCGCTTCTGGCTGATCATCATGTCGAGTGCGCGGGCCTCGGTGGGCGTTTCGGCGTGCTGGCTGATCAGCGGGAAGTATTTATCGGCGAGCATCTTGCGGCCCATGATGGCCACCAGGTCGGTGGACTCGCGGAACCAGGGATCCACCATCTCGTTCACGACATCGAAGACCAGGGCGTCGAGGTTCTTGTAGTCGCCGGAGGCGCCCACCGTCACCTTGCCGGAGGCGTCGGCGACTTCGGTCAGCACCCGGGCAGGGGCGTGGGTGCGGTATTTCTGCAACCAGCCGATGTTGACGTCCTGCAGCATCGGGTTCGCGGTGCGGTCGGTGGCAGTGGCAGCCGAGGTGCCGTTGAAGCCGACCATGATGCGGTCGAGGGCCTGCTGGCGAACGATGGCGTTGCGCAGCCGGGTCTGAAAATCCGGGAACTTGGCCCAGGCATCCATCTTCGCCCAGCTCAGGTAGGTGTCGAACTCGGTGGAGTGACACTCGTACTGGTGATCGCCCAGGGTGCTGAGGTCACGCGGCGAACGGTCGTTCTCGCTGACATCGGTGCGGCCGGCAATCGGGCCGGACACGCCGAGGCCGAGCTTTTCGCCCTTCAGCTCGTCGACGCCGACGATGTTGATCTGGCCGAGAAACTCGCTGGATTCCTGAATCTTGGATTCCAGGGTCTGTTGCACCGACGGTTCGACGCTGAACGTTTCGGCAGCGTTGGGCACGCCGGAGAGCTGCGCCAGGCGCTGCTTCCAGTTGTTGTAAGCAATACGGGTTTCGTTGCGCATGGTCAGTCCTTAGCAGTCGGTCAGTTCAGCACCGCCGGCGGCACCGGTGGCAGATGAGCGGGGCGGGGTGTCGGGGGTGAATTCGAGCTTGGTGAACAGCTCGGCGAGCTTGGCCTTGGTGGCGTCGTGGGCTTCCTGCAGCTCGGTGAATGCCTCGGCGGTGGGCCGGGCTTCCAGATCGGCAGCTAGGGCGCTGTGTTTCTGCACGAACAGCTCGAGGGTCTGCTCGAGCTCGGTGCGGAAGTCGGCGAAGCTATTGTCGGTCTTGGCGTCGTGCTTCTTGAACAGCGACTTGACGCGGTCTGCCAGGCTGGGGCCCTTGTCTTCCGGCTCGCCGGTGGAGAAATCGAGCTCTGTCTCGATGGCGGCGGTGAACAGGTTGCCCGGGCTGAGCTTGCGGGCTGCCAGGGGGCTCTTGTCACCCTGCTGGGCGCTGAACTGCAGCATCTCGGTGCCAAGGCTGGCCGGTGAGTCGGTGACCGCAACGCCGACCAGGTATGCCTCGCCGCTGCCGGCGAAGTCGGGATCGACTTCAATGCTGGAGTAGATTTTTTGCCGCTCGGCATTCATCTGCTTTAGCCGATCGGTTGGGTCGAGCTCGGCGAACAATCCAAGCTTGGTCACGCCGTCGATCTCGACGCTTTCGGCCTTGACGGCGTTGACATCGCCAAGCGCGGCGAAAGGGCCGTCGTGGTACATGCCGCGCATGTGCTCAAGCCAGATACGGGCGCCATATTTCGCGGGGGCATAGTTGCGGGCCATCTGTTCGATCCAGTCTTTCGAGATCGTGCGGCCATCGGTAGTGGCGCCTTCAGTGGCGACTCGAAACCAGGGCATGGGCGTTCCTCGGTGCGTTCAGGCGGTGGCGATTTGCTGCCGTCAGGTTCCGCGCCCATGCGCAGCGCCTCAACTGGGGGGCGTTGTAGATCCCTTAACCACAACCGGGGGCACCGGGCGGCCTGCGCGGGCGCGGGTACGCTGGCGGCATGACGACGATGCCCCCAGACATGACAGATTCCCCCCGCCTGACGGCCCGCCATCTCTACTGGCAGGGCTGGCGAGTGGCGCGCATTGCCGAGTTCATCGGCGAGAAACCCGCGACCGTTCACAGTTGGAAACAGCGTGACGACTGGGAGTCGGCATCGCCGACCCAGCGTGTGGAGGGCGCGCTCGAGGCGCGTCTGGTGCAGCTGATCACCAAGGCCAAGAAAGAGCCCGGAGACTTCAAGGAGATCGACCTGCTCGGCCGGCAGATCGAGCGACTGGCTCGGGTGCACAAGTACCAGGAGACCGGCAAGGAAGCCGACCTAAACCCGAACATCAACGCTCGCAATGAGGCGCCGCGGCGAAAGAAGCGGCGGAACTACCTGGAAGCAGAACAGGTAGAGCAGTTGAAGGCAGCCTTCCTGGAGAGATGCTTTCGGTACCAACTGGATTGGTACGACGCAGGGCTGAAATACCGTATTAGAAACATCCTGAAGAGCCGCCAGATTGGGGCCACTGATTATTTCTCACTCGAAGCAATCGTCGATGCCTTCGAGAATGCCCGAAACAAGATATTTCTCTCTGCCTCGAAAGCTCAGGCCCACATCTTCAAGAACTACATCGTCAAGTTCGTCAAGGAGGTCACCGGCGTAGAGCTGAAGGGTGACCCCCTGGTGCTGGATAACGGTGCCGAACTGCACTTCCTCGGCACCAACAGCAAGACCGCCCAGGGCTACCACGGTGACGTGTTCCTTGATGAGTATTTCTGGATCCACCGGTTCCAGGAGTTCCGCAAGGTCACGTCCGGCATGGCCATGCACAAGAAATGGCGGCAGACCTATTTCTCCACGCCATCGAGCGTGGGGCATGAGGCGTACCCGTTCTGGAATGGTGAGCTGTTCAACAAGCGGCGGGCGAAGAAGGACCGGAAGGAATTCGATGTTTCCCACGCGGCACTGGCCCAGGGCTTGCTGTGCCCGATGGGCAGTGGCGGCAGATCGTCACGGTGGAAGACGCCATCGCCGGCGGCTGCGACCTGTTCGACCTCGAGCAGCTGCGCCTCGAATACAGCGATGACGAGTTCGCCAACCTGCTGATGTGTCAGTTCGTCGACGACAGCCAGAGCGCGTTTCCGCTGGCCCTGGTCATGCCCTGCATGGTCGACAGCTGGGAAGTCTGGGACGACTACCGGCCGTTCGCGCCGCGCCTGTTGGTGATCGGGGTGTCTGGGTGGGGTACGACCCGAGCGGTACCGGCGAGGATGGCGACGGCGCCGGGCTGGTGGTGGTGTTGCCGGCACGAACGATGGGCGAGCGTCATCGGGTGCTCGAGCGCCACCGGCTGAAGGGCGACGACTACGAAGCGCAGGCGGATTTCATCAAGGGGTTCCGCGAGAAATACCGCATCGAGCACATCGGCATCGATACCACCGGGCTCGGCGGGGCGGTGGCCGAGTACGTCGAGAAGTGGTTCCCAACCGTGGTGCGGTACCGCTACACGCCAGAGCTGAAGGGCATGATGGTGATGCAGGCACAGCAGATCATGCGCAAGGGCCGGCTTGAGTTCGACGCCGGCTGGTCGGATCTCATGCAATCGTTCATGGCCATCAAGCGCGAGTTGACCGACAGCGGCCGCCAGTTCACCTACAAATCCGGACGCAACAAGCAGACCGGCCACGCCGACCTGGCGTGGGCAACCATGCACGCCCTACACAAAGAACCGATCGAGGGCCCGGCCGAGGCCGGTACCGGTCAATCCATGATGGAGATCTTCGAATGAGCGAGACAGCCGAAAAGCCGCGCATCAGGGTGCCGGCCTACAAGACCGACGACAGCGGCCCCGGGCGCATGGAGGCGTTCAGCTTTGGCGAGCCGGAGCCGGTCACCTCGATGCGTGATATCTGGTACGAGGGGGTGTGGCTGTCGCCCGACGAGTGGTACGAGCCGCCGATCCCGTTCTCGATCCTTGCGAAGAGCTACCGGGCGACGGCGCACCACGGCTCGGCGCTACAGGTGAAGCGGAACATTCTGCTGCGTACCTTCCAGCCTCATGAGCTGCTCGGCCGGCAGGCGTTCAGTGCGCTGGCCCTGGATTACCTGGTGTTCGGCAATGGCTACCTCGAAGAGGTGCGCGGCCGCCTGGGCAAGCGGCTGCCGTTCCGCCACCTGCGCGCCAAGTACATGCGCCGTGGCGGGCCGGCTGCCGACCGCTATTGGTGGGTGCCCAACTACCTGGAAAAGGTCGAGCTGCCGCGGGGCAGGGTGGTGCACCTGCTCGAGCCGGATATCGATCAGTCGATCTACGGGGTGCCCGACTATATCGGCAGCCTGCAAAGCGCCTGGCTCAACGAGAGCGCTACCCTGTTCCGCCGGCGGTACTACCTCAACGGCTCGCATGCCGGGTTCATCATGTACGTGAACGATCCCGCCCATGACCAGAAGGATATCGACTCGATTCGCCAGGCGCTGCGCGAGAGCAAGGGGCCGGGCAATTTCCGGAACCTGTTCATGTACTCCCCTGGGGGCAAGAAGGACGGGGTTCAGATCATCCCGGTTTCCGAGGTCGCGGCGAAGGATGACTTTTTCAACATCAAGAACCTGACCCGGGACGACCAGCTCGCCGGACATAGGATACCCCCCCAGCTGATGGGGGTAGTCCCCCAGAACACAGCCGGGTTCGGTGACGTCGAGAAGGCCGCCCGGGTATTCGTTGCCAATGAACTGGAGCCCCTGCAGGCCACCATGATGGAGATCAACGAGATCATGGGGGAAGAGATCGTCAGGTTCCGCCCGTACTCCCTCGACGAGCCGAGCGGTACCGGCCTGGACCCTGCCCGGTAG